ATACAGTACAACTCCGATCTACGTAAGTCCAAGATCACTAAGAAACGCACCATCTAAATTTAAGAAAGGCAAGACAGGAGACCCGATTGAATCATTATACTTTCCTAATGGCTATGCTCAGATCAAATCTGAAACATCAGCCAAGCTACCATTGGAACTAACGGGCAGATTGAAAGGTGGATTCTTGAACGAGGAAGTTATTACCGAAGGATTGGAGGCTGCCATTGCCTTGCCTGCATCAGAATCGGGAAAGGTAGATGGGCTTGAAGCGAAGTATGGGATCATCTTTCAACCTACTGCATTTGAGCAAGAGGCAATGTTAGAAGAACACGCCATCTTAATTGCAGAAGAAATCACAAACGCACTAAACAAACAATGAATCTACTCTCCACAATTATCGAACGGCTTAACCAAAGAGTTGAGGCTGGCAATATCTTCGATCAGATCTACGGGCTTTGTGAATTGTCTGCTGACGGAAACGACAAAGCGTGGATTCACTACATCGGCAATGGGCAGGCTATTCCTGTAACAAACTTCGATGCGAAGCAAGGCACAATCTTCTGGGCGAAGCGTGGCAAGATAAGCGTTTCTAAGAACGAATCATTGAAGTTGGCAGGGTGCAAGTGGCTTTATGAAACTAAGTTCTCTCTTGCTGCTTATGCAGTAGTTAGAAAGGATCATCTGCCTTGTGATTCTGCCGATGCTCAGGATTGGATTGCATCAAGAGTTCTGCGATTAGTATCAGGTACTGATCCGCAATTCAAGACAGCCATCGGAGTGGTGGCTTATGAGGTTGTGCCGAACGGCTACGTTAACGAGATCAAGAGCCTTACTGCGAATTATGAGTGGGCTTGCGTGAGTATCGATATTGATGTTAATGTTCTGACTTCATCAGAGGATGGATGTTACGATACTTGTGCAACGGGAGATATTCCACTGCCTGACTTCTTGCCTTGCACACCTTGCTTGACTGAGGTTGCTGTTGATGGCATCACGATAATTGGTAACGGTACGGCAGAAGATCCACTGATCGCCATTGGTGGCGGTGGTGGCGGTGGTGCTTTGATTGCCTTGCCATTCACGACAGATCACTTGGCTGCTACGGGCAATGCTTATGCGATTGGTAACATCGTTTGGTATAATGGCAATGTGTACCGGTGCATCGCTGCGAATGATTCCATCCTGCCAACCAATACAACTTATTGGGTTAATCTTGGTGCAGGGTTTCCAACGGTGCAGCAGCCAGCGAATTGGAATGCAACGAGTGGAAACAATCAGATCCTAAACAAGCCAACCATTCCAGCAGCACAAGTCAACTCTGATTGGAATGCGACAAGCGGATTGGCTGAGATCCTAAACAAGCCTACTATCCCCATTCTGCCTTCTACCATTGTGGAATCAGTAACGGCAACAGCACCATTAACATCTTCGGGCGGTGCAAATCCTGATCTTGCAATTCCACAAGCAACGGCATCGGCTGATGGATATTTAGATAGTGCTGATTGGTCAACCTTTAACGGCAAGTTTGATGTACCAACGGGAACGAATACAGACTACTTAGATGGAACGGGAACACCTCAACCATTCCCGACAATTCCAACGGGTACTGTTACATCGGTAAACTCAGGCATCAATATCAGCGTTGACAATACCGATCCAGATAACCCAATTATCAACTCATTATCTGACCGTTACAAGACAAGTTCAACAACTTCTAATAGCGTAAGCAATGGATCAAAGTCATTTACTGTTGATTTGGATCTATCGTATATTCCGCTTCAGGAGATCTTAATTGTGCATAACCCTGCAAATCATATGCACGGTGAGGTAACAAGCTACAACTCTGCAACGGGTGCGCTTGTTGTTGACATTAAAAATCACACAGGCAGCGGAACTTATACTTCGTGGGTGATTAACTTAGACGGCACTCCCGTTGATGCGTTGACGGGATCAGGAACGGCTAATGAGATCGCATACTTTACCGCTGCCAGAGTATTGGCTTCATTGCCTACTGCTACCTATCCAAGCCTGACCGAGTTGAGTTATGTTAAAGGTGTAACTTCTGCAATTCAAACGCAGATCAATGGCAAGTTTAACACGCCATCAGGCACAACTTCTCAATATGTGCGAGGCGATGGATCGGTTGCGACCTTTCCGAGTTTGCCATTGCTTTATAAAGGTACAACAGATCAAACGGCAGTAACAGGCAACACCAATAACAACAGAGTGGTAGGTGTGCTGATCCCTGCCAATACTGTAACAGTTGGTTCGATCATTAACTTTAAGTGTAGATTGGGCAAGACTGGTGGTGCAGGGTTTATGGGTTTGCGAATTTATGCAAACACTGCCGACTCAATCGTAACTCCAGCACCAACATTGTTGATGACATCATCGACAAATAACATTAACCAAACCTATCAAGCCATTGACAGAAATGCGATTGTAAAAAGCGCAACAGTAACACAAACGCTCCAAGCTATTGCTACAACTGTACAAAATGATGCCGTAGTAGTTCAAGCATCATTAACAAATTCTAACATAAATTGGACGGTTGACCAATATCTTATCTTCGCAATTCAGAATGGATCAGCAGCCGATTCAACTGTTTTATCTTACTACGAAATAACAATCAAATGATCGACATAACAATCACATCAACACAACTAAGCTATTCATCATCAGTAATCGGCTTGTTTTCTGCCGACTATCAGCGAGATGAGATAGAGATTGTCGATGATCAATCGATGCATATTCCAACTGATCAGGGTGTTATCTTGGTCAATGTTGGGCAGTTCACTTTTAATGGCTTGGCGTTTAGCAATTCAGTTGATGCTCTTGCCTTGATTAATTCTTTGTAATTTTGTAAAAAACTAAAGCACTATGGCAGGCATTAAAGTTACCGATCTTCCAGTATTAGGCGCAGCAGCACCTGATGATGTGATGTATATTGTTGACACCTCAACGAACACCTCTAAGCAGATTGAAATTCAAGATGTTTATGATGGAATGCCACAATTTGAAAGTGGTACATTCACTCCAACAATAAGCAACATAAGCCCAAGTGCAGTAACAATTCCAACTCTATCAGATATGATTTATCAAAGGGTAGGCAATGTTGTAACTTGTTCTTTTTATTTTGAGATTTTATTTGACGGTGAAACAAGTGTTGAATTCAATTTTAGCTTACCAATCGCATCCAATTTTAATGCGGTTTCTAACTTGATTGGTAGCATATCAAAAGATATTGCTGATTCCGATACTTGGGTTGCTATTCGTGCAAATGATTCTTTAAACTTAGGCGAGATAAGTGCGATAACTGTTTCTCAAAACAACTTTTATTCTTATGTTACTTTTCAATACTTAATCATCTAATGCGCTCAACATCCATCAACGGCTTGAAGATCATCAAGGCTTATGAGGGCTTGAGGCTATCGGCTTACCTATGCCCTGCAAAGGTGGCAACGATTGGCTATGGCAGCACTCGCTATCCTGATGGGCGCAAGGTGTTGATGGGTGAGAAGTTAGCGAATGAGGCAATGGCAACGCAACTGCTTCTCGCCACTTTAGAGCCTTTTGAATCGGTTGTAAACAAGAGCCTGCCAAACATTAACCAATATCAATTCGATGCGTTGGTGAGCCTGTGCTACAATATTGGAGGCTCTGCATTTGGGCGATCAACATTGGTTAGAAAGGCAAAGGTTAACCCTAATGATCCAAGCATTGCCGATGAGTTTATGCGCTGGAATAAGGCAGCAGGCAAAGTGCTGCAAGGGCTGACCAATAGACGGGCAGCAGAGGCGAAGTTATACTTCACACCTTGTAAAGTTTAGTAGGTTATTAGCGGAACTTCATCTGCTGCATTTCGTAGATTGAACTATGGCAGCAAGGATTACTAAGTCAAAAAAGATATTCAACATCATCATCAAGCACTGGCGTTCAACTATCGGATCGCTGATGATTCTGGTATCAATTTACTTACTGATCTTTAAGGTCATAACAACAGAAACAATGGCAGCGATAGTGGCTGCGTTGATTGCAGCAGGGTACATTCCAAAAGCTAAGAGCGATGAATCAGCAAACGGTTAGAGACACAGTGTATAAGGTAACACAAAGATCAATTAGCTTTGATACTTCGGTAACTACTGGATCAGTTGTTGATTCGGCTGTTGAGGTTGTTGCAGTTGTTGAAGTGCCAAAGATTGACTTGCCAATAATTGACAAGCCACAGCTAACGGCATTCGATACCATCCAACCTTGTGATGTATCTTTGATCAGCACAGTTAAAGCAGAGCCATTGACCTTTGTCGATGTAAGAAACAATCAAAAGAATGAGCCAATGCCTATGAATTTAGATATACCAATCAACGGGATCGTCCTTGCCTTTACGATGTATATCACTGTGCAGTATCTTATTTCAAGTCAAGGGGCTTGGAAGTCTTTAGTGGATAATATCCGCAAGGAGATGGCATAGGTGATTCATTTGCCGTAAATTTGCAGTATGGCATCTCTGCACATTCTTGAATCTTCAATAGATTTATTCTACTTAATAACAGATTCTGAAGGGTTGATACTTACGAGTAACGACCTTTTCAAAGAATACAGCAGCCACATAAAGCCTAAGAACATCCTCGACATTGCATCCAATGACAGTGATCGAGATGACTTCTTAGCAACCATCAACAGATCTAAATCAAGACCACCAGATCCTCAACGGGTTTACGTTCGTTCAAAGCAGAAGATCGGCAGCGAGCGTTACAATATGTGGAACGTTTACTACATCTTAGATTCTCTACACTTCATCGGCATCCCTTGCGTGGATGTTACGAGTATCACTGCCCACGAACACGAACGGCAGAAGGTGCTTATTGAGGAGTTCCGCTTTATGATCTCGCACGAACTACGCCAGCCATTGACTTCCATCGGTGGCTTGGTTGATATGTTAATGGAGCATAAGGAGGCAACGGAATCAGAACGGTCTGCAATAATGGAGATGATTGCCGATAGCGTTAAGAAACTTGATGAATCAATTAGGTTGTTGGTCAAGAAGTTGACTCGCCAAATTTAACTACATTTGGGGATGCTTGAATCGGTTAATACTTTGCCTCTAAGTGATCAGGAATGTGATGATAGACTTGTTAGAGTGTTAGCCAGTTATGTAAGGGAGAAAGAGATGCCATTCTCAGTGGTGGTGAATATCCTCAATGATAACTTGCGAGATAAGGCAAGTAGCTTTATGCGATTAAATCAAATCATTCAACTCCTGCACAATGAAGCCATCTAACACTCACCTGATCGTATCGCTTTCCATTATTACAGTTTTAATGCTGATGCTGGGGCGCAGTTGTGCCACCATCAGAGAACTTAAAAGCGATAAGCAATATCTGATCGAAGAGAATCAGATCTTCACCAAAAGGATTACCGATGATTCCCTGATCATCTTCACTCAGGCATTGCAGATCAATCAATCTGAAAAGGAGATTGATGCGCTGAAGGAGAAGATGGAGATGGCAAAGGTCAGCCAAGCCATTGAATACAAGACTAAAACTGTCTATAAAACAGAGTTTAAGGTGGGCGAGGTGGTTTATGTTGATAGCTTTCCACATCTTAAAATTCCAAGAACCTTTCACAAGATAGAAAGATGGTTGGAGATAGGAGGGCGAATAAACCGCTTAGGCTTCATTCAGATCGATTCTTTAATCATTCCAGCATCTTATACTGTCGCTATCGGAGATACGCTGCGAGAGGGCTTTATTTCAAAGATTCTAAAAAGAACCGATCCCGTAGTGCGGATCGGGGTGGATAACCCAAACATCAACTTGACGGGAATGCGTAACGTAGTTATTCGGCAAGACAAGAAGTGGTATCAGACCACAGCAGCCAAGATCGGATTCGGGGCATTGCTCGGAATTATGGCAGTAAAATTGGCAACCCCATAAAAATAGATTGAAATTAGGCGAACTGATAATCAATCAGTTATGTGAATTTGTGAAAAATAACGCTGGTAGTTTGTTATTTTCTTTGTTTGTGTATTGCAGAATCAAAATAAGGTTCTACATTTGTCAAACCAAAACGAACAATTCAAACCTATTCAAGCGATGATCACAATCACAAATTCAACAGGAAGCAAAGCAGTAAACATCTCAACAGATGCAGATGGATATGTAC